ATTCTATATTTTATAGATAAAAAAAGATTTGATATTTAGTTACTGTAAGCAAGACCACCCATACCAGACATGATACGAAGGACGTTGTAATTTACAGCATATATAGATAAATTTCCAGAAACTTTGGAAGATACTGATAATACAGCAGTATCTATACGAGACATATTAAGGGTTCCAGAGGGTTGGTGTTCTTCGGGTTTAAGAGCGAATGAATATACATTGATACCAGAGTTCCATTTGGAAGGAGTATTTTCGTGATGTTGATAAGGTTGTACACTTGAGAAATAAGATCCATCACGTTCGGTCATACGATCATTTCCATTTAATTGTATTTTAGCCTTCATAACATGATTCATATACTGATCATCGGCATATTTATTCCATTTATCAATTGCGGTATCATCATCAGAACGAACAGTCCAGATAAGTTCTTTACAAGGATGATTGAAAGTCATTCTGGAACTCTTCATGTTATTAGAGTCAGTGCTTTCAGTTATGGTATCAGAGCCAGTAAATTGAAGTTGTTCAATAAGGTATTCGTGTGAAAGTTGAGCAAATCTTCTGCGTTCATCAGTGTCGAGGAATATGTAATCAACCCATAATGATACGTCAGATAATTCCGCAGCACCAGTAGAAATCTCAGATTTAGAAGCATAGGAAATATTGATTTTGACTTCATGATATTGAAGAGCAATAAGAGGAAGTGCTAAGCCAACGTTGCGACAGAACCAGAATTCAAGAGGAACATAAACTTCGTATTTTTTGCCAGTAGATAAAGTGGTGGAAGATAATTCTCCTTCGATTCTGGAAGCACCGCCAACCATTTTTTCGTAACCATCTTTCTTACCTACAGGCATCGAAAGTTCATTCCAAATGTAAAGCCATTCAGAATAATGTTTGTCTATCTTTTGACCACCGATTTCTAATTCAATAGTTTTAAGTAATTTTTGACCGAAATATGGAACAAGTTCAATAGCATTTTCAGAAGAATTTCCAACTTTAGCATTAAAGTAAATACGATTAATTAAATCACCGTTACGAGTGATAAGGACACTTACAGATGAACCGAAGTTATTATTTCCATTAAATGATTGTTCAATGGATTCCATGGCAAAATTAGTGTGTCTACGGTAAACAACTTTGAAAAAGGTAATTTGGGGATTACCAGTTAAATAAACATCTTGAGCGCCATAAGCGACTAATTGAAGAAGACCACCACCCATTTTATTGTTATATTCTTTATACTATAATAGAAGAAAAAAAAAGAGATATATTATTTTTATTATTAGTTGCTATAAGCAATACCACCCATGCCAGACATGATACGGAGAACATTGTAGTTGACGGTATAGACATTAAGATTTTTGTTATTAGCAGAAGAGTAATCTGATGAAACATTGAGATTAGCAGTATCTATGCGAGACATATTAAGGGTTCCCGAGGGTTGGTGTTCTTCAGGTTTAAGAGCAAATGAATACACATTGATACCAGCATTTGATGGAACATTTTCGTGATGTTGGAAAGGTTGAACAAGATTGAAATATAAACCATCACGTTGGGCAAAACGATCATTTCCATTAAGGACAAGTTTAGCGAAGTTGATGGGATTTTTGCTTGTGATACAATCAGCAGCAAGTTTTTCTAAAATCGCACTATCAGTTTTGTCGGTAACGACAATTTTTTTAGTTGCATCCGAAGCATCAGTTGTGTAATTCATCCAATTGTTATTGTCAGCATCGCCATCGGTTACAACCCATACAAGTTCTTTGCAAGGATGATTGAAATTAAGTTTAGCTTTCATTTCTTTTGAAGGTATCGATTCTTGACCAGTGAATTGAAGTTGTTCAATTAAATACTCATGGGAAAGTTGGGCAAAACGTCTGCGTTCATCAGTATCAAGGAAGACATAATCTACCCAAAGAGAAGCATTGAATCCACTAGTTAATGCAACAGCAGTATCACCTTTGCATTTATCACTTGTTTCGAAATTGATATTTATTTTAACTTCGTGATATTGAAGAGATATGAGAGGGAGAGCTAAACCAACATTGCGGCAGAACCAGAATTCAAGAGGAATATATAATTGAGATTCCATATCGGTTCCAGGTACACCACCAGTAGCACCTATCATATTGTAATAACCAGATCTCTTGGAAAGAGGGAGAGAAAGTTCATTCCAGATATACATCCAGTGAGAATAATGTTTATCAATCTTTTGACCACCAATTTCTATTTCAACATAGTTAATGAGGCGGAGACCATAGAATTTACATAAAGTATCTCCTGTTGCTCCCGACAAATCTACAGTGAGATAGACACGATTGATTAAATCACCATTTCTTGAAATAGTACTGGTTACTCTTTGACCATATCCGGGAGTTCCACTGAAAGTTTGTTCAATAGATTCTATCGCAAAATTGGTATGTCTACGATAAACAGCTTTGAAGAAGGTAATTTGAGGATTACCAGTTAAATAAACATCTTGAGCGCCATAGGCAACTAATTGAAGAAGACCACCGCCCATATTATTGCTATATTCTTTATACTATAATATAAGAAAAAAAAAGAGAGATATTAGATTTTTAGTTACTGTATGCAAGACCACCCATTCCAGACATGATACGGAGGACATTGTAATTTACAGCATATATATTAATAGTTCCGTTTTGTTGACCAGTTAAATAACCAGATTGAGTTTCCATGGATAACACGGCAGTATCGATACGAGACATATTAAGAGTTCCTGAGGGTTGGTGTTCTTCGGGTTTAAGAGCAAATGAATACACATTGATACCTCTGTTAGAAGGTATATTGGTGTGATGTTGATAAGGTTGAACATAATTGAAATATGAACCTTTGCGAACAGCGAAACGATCATTGCCATTAAGTTGTAATAGACAATTGGTTAAAGGATTTTTACCATCGATATCATTATAAGTATTTAGTTTTGTATCTGCTGTATTATCTTCAGTTATGACAATATTATCAGTAGTGGTATAATTGTACCAGCAATTGTAACCACTGTTTTTAGATACCCATATAAGCTCCTTGCAAGGGTGATTGAAGTTAAGTTTGTATCTATTGTTTCCACTTGATGAAATATTTTCTTGACCAGTGAATTGTAATTGTTCGATTAAATACTCGTGGGAAAGTTGAGCAAAACGTCTGCGTTCATCAGTATCAAGGAATATGTAATCAATCCATAATGATGCATCTAAATTTGCACTAATGCTAGTAGCAGCATTGGAATAATGAACACAATTAGCCATAGTATCGAATAATATTTTGAATTTAACTTCATGATATTGAAGAGCTATAAGGGGAAGAGCTAAACCAACATTGCGACAGAACCAGAATTCAAGAGGGATGTATAACATAGTTGTATCAACGGCGCTAAGATCATCACCATTAGCACCAACCATATTTTCATATCCTTGTTTCTTACCCATAGGAAGGGAAAGTTCGTTCCAGATATACATCCAATCAGAATAATGTTTATCTATTTGTTGTCCACCAATTTCAACAACAACCTCTTTTAGTAAACGAAGACCATAGTAATTAACATATCGAGGGTCTGCACCATCTGTTACTGCAGTTCCTTTATATTCGGGTATTTTAGGGACATTAACTTGGAGATAAGCTCTATTGATTAAATCACCATTACGGGAAACTGTAACTGATATTTGAGATCCATAATTAGAAATTCCATTGAAAGTTTGTTGGATAGATTCTATCGCAAAATTGGTATGTCTACGGTAAACAACTTTGAAAAAGGTAATTTGAGGATTACCAGTTAAATAAACATCTTGAGCGCCATAAGCGACTAATTGAAGAAGACCACCACCCATTTTATTGTTATATTCTTTATACTATAATAGAAGAAAAAAAAAGAGAAATATTGTTTTCATATTACTTAAGAATGTATTTGTAAATATTATTTATAAATTAATGTTTAAAGAAAAGACTTCAAAGAAACGAATACATGTTTCGGAAAATGATAAAAAACTTTTTACATTAGATGTTATGCATAGTAAAATGATTGAAAAATTTCAACAACACAACGATGAATTACATGCACAACAAATATATTTAAATGAAATGAAAAATAATCAAAAAGAAATAGAATGTTATATTTTGAATACCGATTGTGAAGATGAAAATTATACTGAAATATGGGGATCTAATATTTATTTAAAGGAGAAAATACAAAATACTGAAAAACATATCAAAAAAATAAAAGATTCTAATAATGAATTGGAATATTATACTGATACAAGTGATATTTTATTTAATTACTATGACTTGATTGAAAAACAATCTAAAAAAAAGCAAATTAAACAAATTATTAAACCAACTAATAAAACTATATTAGATGCCCTTAACAATATTAATACAACTGATAAAGAAATTACTGAAAATTGTAATTTAGAAACTGATGTTAAAATAAAAGATAAAAGTGATTTAGTTGATGAATATTTAAATATTACAAATAAAAATTATATCAAAAAAACTGATCATAACGAGTTAGAAAATTGTAAAATATGCAAGGAACCAATGACTTGTTTTCAACACGAAGCTATTATTATTTGTGAAAAATGTGGTTTCCAAGAATTACTTCTTGTTGAACAAAATAGACCTATTTTAAAACAGAATATAAAAGATACATCTCATTTTAGTTACAAAAGAATAAATCATTTTCGTGAATGGTGCAACCAAGTACAGGGAAAAGAAAGTACAGATATTCCTAACGAAATATTTGAGAAAATTTTGAATGAGATTAAAAAAGAAAAAATAACCAATACGAAAAAAATTACTTATTCCAAAATGAGAGAAATATTGAAAAGACTTCGTATTAATAAATATTATGAACATATCAATTACATTATTAATCGTATTAATGG